TGTGAGCAAATAATTCTGCCTGTGGTCTGCATCGGCATACCCAATGTTTCCTTCATTGTCCTCATATAAATAACCAAATGCTGAGTTAGCAATCAGGCTTGCAATGTTGTAAATCGTATCTGGATCTTGACCTCCACCTCGACTTTGCATTGTGTAAAGACCAGGCTGATCTATCTCACCAAGTCCTAGATTTACAGCGTTAGCCCATGTTTCTGTTGGATCGTATCCTGCCCAAGTTGTAGCTGCTGGCACATCATTCCAAGTGCCAAGCAATACGCTAGACAATAGATCATAGATTTGATTGCCATCCTCATCCTGACTTATTGCATCACTAAATAATTCTTTTGCTAACTTAACAAGTGATCCCATTGCAAGAACTGAGTATTCAACAACGCTTGCAATTCCTCCTGTTGCGCCAACGCTGACTGTAATATCAGTTATATCCCCACCAAAGATATTTACATAAGTTCCTGATGTGTCTTTGACTTGCAAACCTAAACTGTCGTTTATATCAAAGGGTAAAGTCTGACCAGATAGTGCAACAAAACTAACTTGAATGTAAGATGGATTTGGTTGTTGGTAAATATCTGAGCGACCAGCCTGATGTGCTATATCGCTTATTGCAATGTCGGTGTAATCAACACCTGCGACAGTAAGTTTCCAATCAGGCGACCATGCAGTCATTATCTATCTCGTAATGCTGTCTGTGATATTGATGGTGTTGATCTTGCTGCGCTGTCATTTAACGCTTTAGCCACAGCTCTTGCAGCCCCTTCAGTATCTATGGCACTTACATTAATTAAGATCTGTGGGTTTGCTGCCAATGTATTGGCTTGCTTTTCTAACACTCTAAACTCTGCTTGTAACTGATCTAATTGCTTTTGTGCAGATGATTTACTTATGCCCCCTGTTAAAGTTGCAAATGTTACATCTGTAATTTTGTCTTGAATGTTTGCTAATTTATTTACTAAATCAGTAAGGCTACTTGCTCCAGATATTGCACCAATACCTGCACCGCCTCCGCCTCCGACACCACCGCCACCACCTCCACCGCCACCTGTAAATCCTCCACCGCCACTACCTCCACCGCCACCACCTGCGGATGGTATGCCACTAAATCCACCACCGCCTCCGCCACCACTAGCAACACCAAAAGGAGTAATATTTTGAATATTTGATCTGGTTATAAAGTTAAGACCATCAATTACTTTGTTAATTCCTGCAATAACAAAATTTAAGACTGGAGTTATTGCCCCAACAATTGATCCAAAAGCATCAATAATTGCTGAGGCTGCTTTAACACCAACATCTAATAAGAAACCAAATATCTTTTCAACTATTGGAAATACAACAGTTCTTAATAGAGTTGCAAACTCAGTAAAATTATCTCGATTGCGATCAATGGCATCTTTAACTACATCAAAAGCATCTTTAAATTTATTAATAATTGGAACGCCATACTCTATAACAAACTCAATCAGTTTCTCAATAATAGGAAGCAAAGCTGTTCCCACAGCTTCTTTTGCCTCATTAAAACCATTCTTTAAGACATCAATGCGACCTTGAAAGGTTTCCGCATTACGGGCAGCAGCACCACCAAATAAATCAGATAACCTTGTTTGCAATTGCTCAAATGACAATGTTGCAAGTTCTGCTTTAGATAAACCAAGTCCAAGTCTGCCAAGTGATGTGGTATTGCCATCCTGTGCTTTGCCTAGAGCATTAGCAACTGTTTCTAAATCTTTACCAGAGCCTTTGCTTACATCTAAAGCAAGTGCTAATAATTCTTGAGCACGACCTGTATCTTTTGTGCTCAAAGCCAATCTTTGCAATGCTGGTCTAAGTTCATCATCGGCAACGCCTGTGGCTAGAGATGTCTTGCTTATGTAATCCTCAGTAGCCCTAATCTGGGCATCGGTAGCACCTGTAGCAGCTCTCAAAGCACTCGCTAATCTAAGTTGTGCAGCCTCATCTTCAATGGCTGCTTTAACGCCATCTACTCCAAGTTTGACTGCATAGGCAGCAGCAGCGGCAGCAGCAATTGCAAAAGCAGCAGCAGCCTTCTTTCCAAACTCTGACATCTTGCTTGAATTTTGTGCAACGGCAGAATCAGCATCGCCTAGTTTCTTTTTTAAGTCATCAACATCGGCAAGGATTGATAACTTTAAGGTGCGACTATCGCTTGCCATTATACCCATTCCTTAATTATGCGACTAAAAGCCTCTTGCCATTTGTTAATCAATTCAGGCTGAACTCTGCGAAGGGTCGGATAGATAAACCATCCACGCGAACCTCTGCCTTGCCTTCCTGAATATGCAGGAAACTGTTTGAACTTATTACTACCAAACTCAACGCCACCCCATAGGGTTTGCGTAGTAGCACCACCTGAAAATTTCTGTCGTGCGAAACCATATCGGAATTCACCGATTTTGCTGGACTTTGAGATGCTAACTCCATCCGCAACTCTTTGCGCAACCTTGCCTGATTTTGTTCTGCCTCTAGCTGTAATTTTAATTTCTTCAGCTGCGTAAGTCGCCAAAGCAGAAGATTGAGTGCGTGCTTCTTCGGTCGCTTGTTCATCCATAAGTTTGAACGCTTTGTAAAGATCGCGGAGATCAGATTTGTTGTATGCAATGGTTTCATTTGCCATACCTCGCCTCCAATACTTCTATCGCTGTATAAATGTCATCTGCATCAACCCATTCACTCATTGGTATATGAGTTGCTAATGCCAACTCAACCAATAATCTGTTTAGGCTTCCTGCTGCGTGGCTTTTGGGTTCGCATCACCGACTATTACATCGGTAACTGTTTCCATCCAAATATCATAAGGTTTAACAGGCTTTCCAGCTGCTTCACGCTTATGGGCATGATATGCAAGAAACATTAGATCGGATATACCCATTTTGTCTTGGGCTTGACCAATTGTGTTTCCTGTTTGCTTTTCCCACTTCGCCCACTCAGGCGGTTGGGCAATATATGTTGCTTGCTCGCCTGAGCTGTATTCAATTGTTATTGGTAACTTCATTTGTTTGCTCCCGTTTTTTTCTTATAGTGATTCTGTTACTGCGCCCTTAGATACTTTGAAAGTAAATGTTGCAGTCTGTGCATCTGCGCCTGTTCCGCCAACTGGTGCTGGATAAGCTGGTAGGCAATCGAACGCAAAAGTGTGTCCTGATGTTACAGTCATTGTAACTGTGAAAGTGTTATCAGGTGTGTTATCTGCTGCTGCCCATAGAGCCTCGCATACTGAATTTGTCTTGCCCCAGTCTGCAAGAATTTCCATTGTGAATTCTGCTTCAACATTGGTTGTCTTGTAAGCCTCACCATCAAGTGTTTGATAAGTTTGACGATCTAGTGTTTTTGTCAAAGTCGCTGAAAGTGCTTGTGCATCAATGTCTGTTCCGAGTGAACCTGAAAAAGACAGCGATACATCGCGACCTGTAATTACTTGGGTTGCCATGATTACTCCTTAGATTGTTCTTGTGTAGTAGGTAGAAACTCGAACATCTGCAATTAGCAGCGTTGATGCTCCAACTGTTGTTACTGTTGGTCTTTCGACCGAACTGACAATATATCCTGTTGGAATTACTGCCAGAACACTTATTATTAATTGCTCGATATTGTCGAGCGATGCTGGATTGCTATTGTAAGCAACTGCAACTGTGATGGTCATGTTAATTTTAGCGCGAATGTTTGCTTTGCTTATTGTTTCAAATTCAAGATACGGAGAATCTGGGACGCAAACGACTGCTGGTGGCACGACCGACTCTGGAACGAAGGCGTAAACATTTCCTGCAACGCTAGATAAAGCAGTTGCTAATGGTGTTCTAACTTGTTCAAGAATTGTTTGGTTAGGCATTTATTGACACATGCTTTCGGTGTCCATGTAACTACCTAATAAACCCACGCAAGTGTTGAAAAGTGATCTGCCCATTTTGAATGGCGTAACGGCAAAATCTACACCCTCTATTTGTCCTCCGCTTGAAAGTCTTGCTTGGAAGACATTGACTGAAACTGTATAGACAGCTGATTGAACAGCTGCGTTTCCAACATAAGTTGATCCGCCAGAAAGGGCAGCAGTTCCTGATGGGATGACATTAGCCTCGAGTAAATCGGCATTAGTGATTGATTGTGAAAAGGTATATTCTCCAAGATTATCTGCCAGCACAACTCTTGTTCCGTTGTAAGGGCTTCCGCATCCTGTGATGATGACTGTTTGTCCTTGGGTGAATTCATGAATTCCTAGTGTAGTGAAAGTAGCGACATTATCTGTCAGCGATACTTTCTCGATTGGTGCTTTGAATGTAACTAGCATTGGCAGAATAACTGTTTCTGCTGTGTCAATAATTTGATTTAGATAAGAATCAGAATACAAGGATGATGACACACCAAGCACAGATCTCAACTCGGAAGCTGTAATTATGGTTGGCATGTCATCTCCTTACTCCCATTAATGGATGCCTGAGATCGGGAGCAACCTCAGGCACTCAGT